GAAATCCACTTATTCTTCTATAACCACCATCAATATCAGGTTCAAAGTTTTCTAACTCTAATGCTTGTCCTGGTTGCATATTAAATGTTGGTTGATTTAATACTAAACCCCCTTGACATGAAAAAGAAAAGGGTTGTGTTTGAGATGTATCAGGCATATTATACTACTCTTGATGGTATGGTAGATGTATTAGAGTATCCTGATCTAGGTATATAAGTAGACCTTACATACTCAAATCTATTTATTAACAATGTTTGCATATTTTTAATGCCTTGTTCAAACCTTTGCATATTTAATTGATACTGAGATGTTTCACCTCTATATTGATAAACAAACGCAGTAGCACCATCTGCTATAATAGGTGCAAACCTATCAGGTATACTTGTTGTATCACTATGAGCAGACATATCGCTAGGAAATGTAAAGTAGTCGTATTTTATTGAAAAAGATTTATTGGGGTAAGGATATAAAATAAAATTATTATCAGGTGTTCTAGATACATATTGAGGTATACCACCTCTTTCAAATTGTGCTACCTGAACACCACTATCATGTGCAGATGCAGTTGTAGAGTTAGCACCTCTTGTTGCACCTGTAAAAGTTGTTGAACTTCCAATTCCAGTGTAAGTAACTTGCTCATTTCCTATGAATAAAGTTCCTGTAGTATCAAAACCTGTTGTACTCGCAACTGTAATAGTAGTAACTGAATCTGTATGTGATTGACTTAATGTAGTAGTTGTTATTTCATCTTCTTGTGTTATAGATGAATTTACATAATCATTGTAATCTAATATGCGTAATCTACCACCACTTGTTCCTAAATCACTATCTTTTGTTAATCTAAATGTATTATAATCTACTGTTTTAGCATCTGTGGGTATACTATATTTAACTGTACCTGCAGTTAAAGTTTGTGTTTTAACTGTATGATTAAATGGGTATTGAAACTCTTTTTGATTAATATATCTTATGGCTTCATTAACTGCGTTTTTACATTGTGTTTGTATACCTCTAGATGAACTAAAATCAGATGAAGTAAGTTGAACTTCATTTAATCTTGCTATAACTCTATTTGTATGTGTAAGAAAACTCTCTGCCATAATAAACTCGTGTTAAAAGGATGGCAAGTTTCCCTGCCACCCTATACTTAGATAAACTAAGCTAATTGGTCTCTATCGACTTCATCAGGCTTATCATCTAATCCATGACCTGCTAAATCAATAACAGTTGCATAGACTCTTAATCTGCCTGTCGCAGGAGCAGCACCTGCAATAGTACAATCAATAGTATCAGTTGTTGTGACAAATTGAGTGTAAGTTGAAGCTGCACTTCCTACAATAGTATTAGTTTGACCATTAGTTCCTGCTGCACAAAAACCTGTAGAGGTTATATCTGCACCATCAATAATGTCATCACCACCTGCAAAGTCCATGTCAAGAGTACAACTGCCTGTAAATGCTTTCATTACTTCTGCACCTGAGTTTATGACTAGAGTATTTGCAGGTATTTCTAACACCTGAAAGACATCTCCATCTGAAAAGCTACCACCTGCTGCTACTAATGCATCAATATCTAAATATGCTTCAATATTTCTCATTACATTAGTATTTTTCATAGATGGCATAGCTACGATAGAATTTGAGGATACCCCTGTGGTATCGGATGATGTTAAATCAAAAGTTGCCATAGTCTATCCCCCCTTACGCTACGTTGTATTTAGCAGTAGCGATTGCTTCTGGTCGAAGAATCTTTCTACCATACAAATGCATACCACGAACAATGTCAGCAAAAGAATCAGGGTCTCTGTAAGACTCTGTTTTGTTGATTTGTTCTGCAGTTGCTACTGATGATGAGTGTCCTGCAACAATAACACCATAGTTAGAATTTTGGTTTGCAGAACCTGAAGTTCCTGGACCTGTTCCAACTGCAGGTAAGTTGTTAGACATATATACATCAAATCCGTGGATTTTACCAACAGATAAACCTGCTCTTAATCCACCTGTTTCACCAAAGTCTGCATTGAGAAGTCTTGAGTCTTCATCTTTGAGAACTTCGATAAATGTTGGATGTAGAACTAGCCATCTTCCGTCAGTGTCTACAAATTGTGTATCTAACAATCTACCCATTCTTGCAATCACTTGCAATGGTGTAGCAGTCGCAGTAGCCTGTGCAGTAGCACCTGGCATACGTGGTGCGAGTGGGATAGAGTGGTCTCCAGCACTTGATGTAGTGATGTTACCAAAACTATCCTTTCTTAACTTCATGCTTGTTAGCAATTCATCAGAACCTGCAGTTGATACTGATTTAGTACCACTTACAGTTGAGTTTGCTGAACTTGCAACGGAGTTAATTGAGGATTGTGCAAATCCTGATAGATAACCAAGAACTTCTTGGTCATACTGGTCTTTAAGTCTGTACCCTGCTCTGTCACTTGCGAGTTGAGAGAAGTTTACATGACTATGTGCTTCTTCTATGTCATCAATCTTAAATGCAAAATAGTTTGCTTGATCGACAACTAAGCTGAAGTCTTCATCGTCAAGGTCTTGTGGTTGAATCATAGTACCACGAGCATATTCCTTAACTGTGATTTCTGGCTCTTTAATAATCTTAACGGTATCACCCATATTAGAAATTTCACCAAAGTAATCAGAATTAGTAATGCTTTCTACAACAGAACTTTTTCTGAAAGCAAGTTGGACTTGTTTCGAATATATGACAGGTGAGAAATTACCATTAGGTAGATTACCATAACCAGCAGCTGTTTTGAACGCCATAGTATTTCTCCTATATTTATACTATCGACAAATGCAAAATATTTAGTATATTCAGGGGTCTATTTTTCAAAGGTGCAACTTTATTTGTACAGATAAGGTTGGGCTTCTACTTTACAGAGTAGGTCTAAACTTCTTTATATTCGCTAAAAGGTTATATTTAAATGTAGCTATATTAAATATATAGGGATTATACATAACCTGTTTTTTATAGTTATACACACAAATTACTGTTTGTCAACTATTTATTTATTTTATCTAGCAGAACCTGATATATCGTAAATAAATTTACCTGTGCGAATTGCTTCCATAACATCTTCTGCTTTCTTTTCATATTCTTCAGCAGACATTTTTTGCACTTCAGATTCTCTTAGATAAGATTTCTTTTCATCTGTTTGTGGTTCTGCAGTAGTAGATTTAGTGCTTACTGCTTTAGCAGCTTCTTTATCAGTCTTTGGTTTTTCTTTTTTATTTATGTTTTTATCTGACTTGTATAAATCTATTGCTCTTGCTGCAGACCTTGCATCTGTGTCATTTTCATATAATGCTTCTTGAACCCATTTTGGTTGTTCTTCAGCCCATTGATGAAAATCATCACTTTCTCTAATATCAGAAAAGTCAGGATGTATTCTTAATAATTCAGCTTCTGCTTTTTCTCTTGCAGCATTTGCTCCTAACTCATCTATAGATTTTATTCTTTCTTCTAATTCTTTCGTTTGTTCTGATGCTTTTTTTATTGCTATAGTTTCTACAATAGCTGCAACATCAGGATAATCTTTAGCCCATTGCTCTATATCTTCGTCTGATCTAGGCAACTTCATTTCTTTTTTAGTAGCTTCAGATAATTGTTTTTTTAAATCATCTATTTGTTTTTGAAAGTCTTTATCTTTTTGTTGAGTATGTCTTCTTAAATCTCCATACCTTTTTTTAAAAGTTTTTTCTTCTACGCTTTCAGGTTCTTTTTCTTCAACTTCTTTTTCTGACGTTTCTTCTTTAGTTTCGTCATCCATAAGTTGTTTTAATTCTTCTTCGTCTTTTTTTATTCTTTCTTCTATGTTTGTAGGTTTACTTACAAATGCAACTTTTTTAGGTGTTGCTTCCTTTGTCATTACAGCTTCTGCCATTTTCTTTTCTCCTTGTTGGGGTCAAAGTAGCCATCATGGGGTATGAGTAGCCAACAAAATGTGGATTATTGAATTGAAGCTAATCCACCACGCTTCATGTTTAATTTTTTTGGTTTAGATGCTAGACCACCTTTTGCACGAACAATACCTTGTCCACCTCTTCTACCTGTGCCTGAACCTCTCCCTACTCTTTCTTCTCTAGCTTTTTTATCTGCTTCTCTTTGAGCAGCCCTAGCCGCATCTCTTTCTGCTTCTCTTGCATCTGCTCTTGCTCTATCTATTTCTGCCTGTCTTTGTTTTGCTCTTGCTTCTGCTGCTTCTTTCGCAGCTTTTTCTAATCTAGCTTGTCTAGCTTTATCTTCTAATTGTTTTTGATATGCTTTTGCTTCTTCTTCTTGTCGTAATCTTTCTGCTTCTGCTTTTCTTCTTGCTTCGGCTTCTGCTTTTCTTCTTGCTTCAGCTTCATCTTTTCTTCTTTGTTCTGCTGCCTGTGCTTCTGCAACACCTGCCATTTCATCTTCTTTTTTGACCAATAATCCTGGCTTTGTTTTTAATCCTGAACCTGTTAAGTCACCAACTTTTGCAGTTCCATCAGGTCCTGTAACTGCTACAATAGTTCCACCACCTTCTTTTTCAAATTGTAAATCACCTGTTGTTTTATTAACAATATACTCACCTTTGTATGCCTTACCATTAGAAACTAAATAACCTTCACCTTCCTTTTCAGGTGTTTTTCCTGAACCACCTACATTTAATGTTT